GTCGTGGCGGAGGCGTTCGCCACCTTGAGCCAATTTCACCCGGGCAGAGTTTTTCTAGGCATGGGTTCCGGCGAGGCTCTCAACGAACAGGCGGCAACGGGACATTGCCCGTAGGCGGCGACGCGGCGGGCTCTGGCAACGGCGTTGCGGCGGGAGAGGGCTTAGCCGCGCCGACAATGGGAGCGCCCGCACCGGGCGTGAATGTGCCGGGCGTCGCGCCTTGCCCCTGTGTCGCCTGGACGTATTGACCGCGCGTTCCCATCTTGCCGCCGATAGCGGTAGGCGTGGACGCCGCCTCGGGAGAAAGCCCCGTCGCCACTTTGCCGCCGATAATGCCGGGGTTGGAAATAGGATTCGTATCGACGTAAGAGACGTTCGGCCCCGTGTTGATCCCGGTAGGGTTGGGTAGGAAGGGCTGCAATGCCGCTCGCGCTTGATCGGATCGCGCCGCGTGGGAAAGCACCCACGATTTCACCGCACCGGGGTTCTTCGCGACATCGGTATCTGACGGCATATCCGCCATGACACTAGCCGCGAAGTTCTTATCGAACAATTCAGGGTTATTGCTCATAAGGTTCGTCACGCCGTCAATCACATGCTGACGGGTCGGATTCCCATTGTCGCGTCCATAAACGGTCGCCAATTCCTGAGAGATAAGCCCCAATTTCGCGTTATAGGTCTGCGCTTGCTGTTGAGAAATTTGCAGCCCGTTCATTTGTTGCTGTTGTTTCATCAACTGATTTTGCTGACCAGCGTTGGCTAGGTTCTGGTATCCGCTCAACGCATTGATAAGGCTGTTCCCCTGCGGAGGGGCATACATCGAGGTATCAATCGTTCCGTCAGCCATCGTCTAAAGTCCTTAAGCCAACGAAGCGAACTGCGACGCGCTTGTCACGTTGCCGTAGGGGTTGCTCGCGTTGAGCATGTTTTGCTCACTTGATCCGCCCGATGACCCCAGAAGCCCGTTATTCGATGCGTACATATAGCCCGCGAGCGCGTTGTTTGTTCCGGTTCCGATGGCGTTAGCCCCGGACATATACGCCGCCGCCGTCGCATTTCCGGCGCCTATCGTGTTGCTGTTGACCATGCCAGCGGTCGCCGTTCCCGCATTGCCGGTCTGAGCCGCCGCATTCTCGCCGAGGCTGGCAAGGTTCATCTGGCTTTGCAAGTTCGTGTTGTACGACGTGAGGGCGTTTCCGAATTGCTGTTGATAGGTATTCGAGGCGAGACCAGACGCATAATCCGCCGCCCCGCGCATCGAAGCGCCCGATACGCCTAGACCTCGCGCCGCCGCGCCGCTTTGGACCGATTTTAGGCCCTGAGCCAAATTGAATTGGTAGCCGGGCGTTTGCTCCAATTGCGACATCGTTGGATTGAAGCTGAACCCTTGGTTCGCGATATTCGCGGCGTTACCAGCCGCCGTCTGACCGGCTGACGTGAACGGCTGTAGACGGTTCGCGGTTTGATTGTACATTCCCAACGAAGTCGAGGAAGCGGTATTCGCCGCATTCTCTTGAGCCGACGACGCTTGAGAAGCGCCGTAAACAGTCGCGGCGGCGCCAATGGCGCTCGCGCCTAGTACAGCAGCCGCCACACCCATTAGTTAGCCCTCAAGTTCAATCGGTAAAGCTCGCCATCTGGCAACGCCCCTAGCCGCTTATAAATGGCCCCCATGCGAGGCCCCGAACCACGCGGACCCGCACGAAAAAATATCTCATCCGCGCGCCCGGACTCCCGCAACTTCTCAAGTGAGAACCGTTGCATCTTCATGCCAAGTCCCGGAATGTCATCGGACGCATAGAACGTAGTTTCGATTGCCGTTTTCAAGTCGTGCGCTTCCAACGATGGGCTTAGGATCGTCATCAAATATCCGAACATGCGGCCATTGGACCTAGCCGTTACGATTTGCATGTTTCCCATGTCGGAAATGACTTGCATCAAGGGAAGGTTCTTCCCATCCACGTTATCAGGCCGTTCCCCAACCTTGACCAAATGGTCCGCGATCAACCCGCGCGCGTCTCGGATGAATGTTTCAAACGGCTCGACTTGGAGCGTTACCCCGATAGGAGGCGAAACGCGCGAACTCCGCAAATCCGCGATGGTCTGGAATTTCGTGACCGTCGCTAGCTTTTCCATCTGAGGACGGAATGCTTCGACGTATCGGATTAGATGGGGCATTGAACATTGGATATTCACGCGCGAAAGGTGTTTCCATCGCGTTCGCTCGTGCTCATAGGGCAAGCAATGCTCATAGATCGCTTTTCCCGTTTCCTCGTCCGCTAGATCGGAGAACTCAACCGATAGGGCGTTAGGCCATCGGGCCGAAATCTGGCGCAATTTCGCCGCGTGATGCTCCATCCCATTGGAAAGAGCGCGACGATCAAATGACCCCGCGCCCTTCGTATCCAGGCGCATCAAACTATCGATAACTTCGCCAACCGGCCTATGAACCACGACGACATTCGCATCCGGGCGGTATTTGCGAAGCGTTCGCCACCATGGAGCGCCCGCCGTTTCAACCGTTCCGGTATTTGGCAACGATAGCCAAGCCTTCACATCTTCCGACGTGCGGGCATGGCGCAATTCTTCATGACCGCAATACCAATCGCCCGCTGTCAGAAAACGAGATAGCCAAGCCGTGCGGCTTCTCGGGAGAGCAAAAACGACGAAAGGCGGTTTCAATTGGGTAGGAACGTCATTGTGGGAAGGACGGAATATGTTACCTTGATAAGATCGCCGGTAGAGACCGGAATCGCCCCGGCAATGACGCCAGCGGAGACCGTCACGCGCCCTCGCGTGACGGCGATGGCGGATACCATACCCCCGGAAACAATCAAAACACCATTCGCGTTCGCGGTGTAACTGAACGGTGACGCGCCTACCGCAACAGTTTGCGCGGCCCCTGGCGCTGAGTTGAAAGAAGCCCAAAACCGATACCATGCCGAGGAAGGCGTTTGCCCGTCACCCGTCACGATGGGCGAGTTAGCGGCGGGAACCTGACCAATCGCCATTAGCTCGCCGCCTGAACAACATCGATGAAAGCCCCATTGAGAGCCGTATCTATCGGCTCGCTCCAAGACAACTCAAAAACCCTATCCCTCGCCATCCCTAAACGGGACCATTTGATTGATGAATAATACTGGCCTGTCGATCCGAGCGTTTGTGTTACCTTCTCGCCCCACGACGCCCCTCGCGTGTCCGACCAACGAAGGAATATCTTTGGAAGCACCAACGAATTTCCGCCGAAGTCATTGCTGACATCGTTATTGAAACTGGACGAAGGGACGCTGGACAATTGGCCCGGAATTTGCCCTACCTGAATATCCGCGATGAAACTAGCATACGAAAGGCGTTTCCCATCGTTTAGGACGTGAGGGAAAGAACGAAGGCGTAAGATCGGGTTTCCGTTATCGGTGAAATTCTGAGTGTCAACGGCGTAAATGATGCCGTTTTGCCAATCACCAACAAGGTTGAAATTGTAAGCTTGTGTCGCGCAATTTGCCCGATGACGGTGAAGGGCTCCGTTAGCGTCTAGGAACGCCCATTCGTGCCATTGGCCGGTTCCGACCTCATAAACCCATGTCACGTCAGCCGTGGGGAACGTTAAAACGTAAAACACATGCCCTAGGACTTGGTAGCAAAACCCGATAGCATCGGAAATCGTCGCATATCCCGCGATATATTCTTCGATGACGTGGGTTGAAATCCGTTTCGCGGAATACCCATCGCCGCGCACAACGATACCGCGCCCGTCTTTATCCTGACTGAGCCAAAACGGGATGACATCGTGAGTCGCCATGGAATAGGGCGCGACGCAGCCGTGCTCAACGAATGTGCCGGGCAATTCGCCAAGCGGGAAATCCGGTGTTCCCTGGTCAACCCACACTTCGCTTGTTAGCGTGCCGACAATCCACGCCTCACGGTGGACACAAGCCAATGTCGAAATCGGGTCGGAACCTCCCGACTTCCCTACAATGTCGAGAGCGTTGAAGGCCGAACCAGCAACTGCCGTCGTTGCCATCGTATAATTGATTTCCGAGAGCGAGATATAGAAATTCCGCGTCCCCGGTTGGTTCAGAATGAAATATGTGTCAATGTAATCGACTTTCAACCCGCCTAGGAAATTCGGGTCTAGGATCGTCGAAAACGAATGCGCCCCCGACGAAATGTCAATCACATATCCCGTGGCCGAACCGTCAACGAGCAACAGACAAAGGCCATTATCTTTCATCGAAACGGGCGTCGTCCCCGATGCTATCGAGCCAAGAGGATGCAGACCAAACGAGCTATCGATGAAATAGACAGACGCCCCGCATACCGCGTAAAGCTCGCCATTGGAGGCCCGATAAAGACCGCGAACAACCGAATAATCGGGACATTGGACTTTGGCGGTAATTCCCGGCGTGGGGTAATGCGTGATCGGGACGGGCGGGTTAGCGTCTTCCGGGTTGCTCTCCGGGAACAGGTTTATGCATCGTTGCGCGCCCGCGATGACAGACCTTGATTGATAGGCGCCAGCCGTTAGCGGAATGCGGGGCAACTCTTACCCCTGGTCCGAATAGATGTTGTACCGCCCACGGCCCGCGACATCGTTGGGAACTCGCAGCCGTGGGATTTGGGTATTCGCATTGCGGATCGTTTGCATTGCGGCTTCCGCAAGGGCTGTGATGACGGGATCGGGAGGCAACTGATAAAGAGCCCTCAACCGAACCGCGAGATTGTAGAGGATGGCTTCCTCGTATTCGGGGGGAAGCGAAATAACCGTGTTTAGCGCCGTCATCGTCTGTAATGGCGCTGTGGTAAGGATATGCATTTCGTAGGCCGTCGAAGGAAGAGGCCAGAAATGGATCACGCCATTTGGATAGGCGCTGTCATAAAACGCATATTTCGGAAACGTGCCAATCCCCTTGACGGAAATCTTCGTCATCCAATCTTCGTAGGAGCGGATGATTTCAAGGGGATAATCAACAGACGACGCGCCAGGAACGCCGCCCACGCCGGGGAAAAGACGAGCAACCGCCGCCGTGATTTTCGCGGGGCGCGCAATAGCGAAGTTCCCGGTAGGCCCTACGGTGTACGAGTCCGCTCCGGTCGCTTGAAAATACGTGTTCGCTTGGTTCGGGATCATCCAACGGCGTCGATTCCATTGGCCGATCATCATATTCCAGATATTGAGCGCGTCGTTTGCGTCCTCGGCAAGAGCCGTCTGACCAACGCCCAATACGCCCGACGATTTCAACGCGAGCGAAATCATGTCACCCGCCGTTGAGAAAGACATTAGGCGCTATCCGCTTGTTTGCTCGCCAGTTTAGGCGGACGCCCGCGTGGGCGAGCCATGGCGATGATTTTGTTATCGGTCTCAACCGCCGTTTCTTCGATAGGCTTCGTTCCCATCGCGGCGGCTTCTTCGTCAGCATCATTCACAACGAAAGGCTTCTCTCCGTTGGGATAAACCCACTTCGGATATTCCTGAAAAACATATCCAGACATGAAGCCTCTCGGGTAATCTCCGGGGGCCGAAACCCCCGGAGATATTCAAGGTTAGATCGCGTCGGCGATCACGACGCCCCATTCGGGACGAACCACAAGCGCGCCGTAAAGAACGTCGATACGGTGAACTTCCTGGTCAGTGCCGACGACATACTGATTGACCATGCGGAGCGACACGCCGTCGTACTGAGCGCGGGCGCTATCCGTGTTCGGAGGCAAGGGAAGATCGCCGGTCGCCAAGGTGATAGCCTCGGGAGCATAAGCGATGTTCTTGCGGTACACGGTCGAGGGAGCGACAAACATGGTGATGGTCGCGCCGTTGGCCGGAGCCGCCGTAACGGTCTGATACTGAACCGCCGTCGAAACGCCGTTGACGGTCGCGGGAGCGACAATCGCGGGATAGATCGAAAGCGACGTAGCGCCAGACGGAGCGGCGGCGGTGATGACGAACTGGCGAAGGTTGCCGGTCGTCTGCTTGGTCACGCGGTTGACGGAATAGACGCCCGCGAAGGTGACAATGTCGCCAACGGCAAGAGTGCCGGTGATGGCGTTGACGGTGATGGTATTGCCCGACTGATTGGCGCCGTTGACCGTACCCGCCGAGAACGAACCCGTGGTGTGCTTGATGACGGTCTGATCCATGAAATGGTCAAACCCAAGCGCATTCTTCATGCTGCCGGATTCGTACTGAGCCGAGATTTTCGGAGTCGGATTGAAGAGACCCGAAAGATCGGTGACAATGCGCGCCTCGGACCACTGATCCCAGACAATCTTACGCTTGCCGGTGGGGGCCGAGTTGTCTTCCAAATACGCCTTGGCGTACAGGATTTGCGAACGGGTCAGGGTGGCGAGGGCGCCGTTGACCGCGTTGCAGAAGCCGCCCGTGTTCGCCACAAGGGGAGCCGAGGGCATGTTGTTCGACGGGGAGATAAAGCCCGTATCCGCGCAAGTCATCGTATCGAGAGCGACCTGACCAGCGAGGTTGTTCATGGCCGGTTCAAGAACGCGGTCATTGAACGCATCCATGGACAGGAACAAGTCAGCAGTCGTGAAGGCCAAATCGACGTGAGCCTGGGTCGCGACCGTAAGGACCGTCTGGACTTCGATCATATCCTGAGCCGAAAGCGCCGGGCCTTTGGTAACGACGGGATCGATCGGCAAGCGGATGCGAAGCTGGGAACCGATCTTTTCGCCCTTCTTGCCGAACTCGCTATCATACTGGCGATCAACGGATTGAAGGAACATATTGGAGTTGAGGAACAAGATCACCGCTTCCTTGGTGATCTTGCTCGTGGTGAGCAAGCTATTAGCCATGTGAGTAAGCCTCGATTGATTGTCGAAAAGTGCGCGGCACGAAGCTCGCGCGGTTGTTCGACGCCCGTGGTCGTCTTGATCGGGCCAATCTCGGCTAACCGTGCCGGTGGGGAATTATCGCTTGCCAGCGGCGCGGGGCTCGTACACCGCGCCTTTTCAATCGAGCTATCTCGGGGTATCCGCCCCGGTCGGTCTATGTTGCGTGAGGCTTAGGGGAGACCTCGCGCCTTCCTCCGTTCGGCGATGCGCTTTTGAAAATACGTTTGCTCATCGTCATCGTCGCGAGGGACGGCGGAAACTCTTGCGGTCCCCTCAACCGGGCGAACCGGAGGCGGGGCCTTGGAAACAGGCGCGGCGGCTTTCTGAGGCTTCGCCGCGATACGGCGTCCAAGTTCAAAGGCCAGTTTAGCGGGAGGGAGTGAGAATACCCGCGTTGCTTCCTCGGGATCAGCGCCCAGGTCGTAAAGCAATTGCGCGCCGTTTTCGGTCGCGATAATCATTTCGAGATTGGCCTCGTTCAACGCGCCGATAGAGCCGAGGTTCTTAAGCGCATCCTCGAAATCAGGCGCGAGTTTCTTGCCTTCCTCGAAAATGCGATTGCAGCCCTCATTGAACGCCCGTGCGGCGGCTTCGCGTTCGCGCTTGGTCATTTCCTCGCGCGCGACACGTTCGGCCTCCGCCCGCACGGCGCGTTGAAAATCTTCCTTGCTCGCGAATTGAGACGCGGATAGATCGGGCGCGTCTTTCGTGGCCTGTTCATGGGCTTGCGGAGGCGCGCGACGGCTAGCGGCTAGTTCCGCCTCTAGTGCGGCTAGCCTTTCCTCGGCTGCCTTCCTAGCCCGCTCCGCTTCGCGCCTAGCGAAGGCTTCCTCGGACAGCTTCTTTTCCGCCCAAGCATCGAGACGCTTGACCTTGCGTTCTGGCTCGGCTGGCGTTTCGGCTTTCGGCTCTTCGGCCTTGACGGTTTCCGCAGCCTCGGCGGCGGCGTTGATCGTCTCGGCGGTTTCGATTGCGCCTT